TTTGGGCTTTACGCAACGGCATCTTTGCCAATGCTAGGTCTCCACGACAGACCGTGCCTTCATACCGTCCTTCTTCTCTCACGAAAGAAGAATGAGCCATCTCTGGAACTTCATCTACAGTAACAAATTCCCAACCTTCGGCCTGACGTTTGCCTACGTTTCGATAATCATCCTGATTCCGTGATAAGATCCTAATCCACCGTAGCTTTAAGCCTTGGTCAATAAAACGATGCTCAACTGATTCAGGAATATCAAGAAGGTTTGGTTCCCTATATTCATAGTCATCTTGTTCTCTAGAATTGAGTTCACGAGACTCCTCACTACGTGATATTGTTGTTCGTGCCATGTTAATAACCTCCACGCTGATTGTTGATACTGGTGTATTCACCGTCTGCTTTTTCTACTTTAAGCTTTTCGGCTGCGTACTGTTCAAGTGGTATCCCCCATTTCTCTGCAAGCCGTACATCTTCTTGAGATAACTTAACCTTGCGACCAGAGCTAGGATTGGGAGTGCGTGACGCTCCTGCTACAACTTGAGAAGCTTTGCTCGGTGCTTCATTCCGTGTTTCGACTTTCTCTGATGCTTCAAACCTAGAAGGAAAAGCACTTGAAAGTCTTTTGTCAATTTCTTCATAATACTCTTCGTCTGATGGGTCATACCCCTCATCCTTCATGCTGGCATCAATCTGAAGCGCAGCTTGAGTAAGAATATTGTCCTGTCCGAACCAAGGATTTTTAGCAGCCCATGCAATCGCTTTAGGATCATAATTTTCTGCTGCTGCTGTTGTTGGCTGTGCAGGTGATGCTTCACGGCTGTTCGCAAGTTCCTCTTGGTACTTTTGATATGCGTGTTGACTTTGCCGAAGCTGCATAGCTTCTGTTTGAGCAATAGTCATAGCTTCCTGTGCAGCCAACATCCTGTCGGCATCTCCGCTTTCAACGGCTTGACGATAAGCATTCTTAGACATTTCTAACTTATCGGCAATTGAACGCTCATTATTATCAAGATTACTCTTAATGCTATTAGCGTATTCAGTTTCTCGTTCTTTTAGTTTAGCCTCAAGAGCTTCTTGACGAGACTGCAATTCAGCAATCTGTGCCTCACGCTCTTTACGCTGTCGAACAAGTTGGCGAATACGTTTCTGTGCGCCCGATTCTTTTTCTTCAGTTTCTTCTGCCACCCCTTGCTCTTGGGTTTTTTGCTGAACATCTTCGGCATCTCCAAGATCTAGCTGTGGTTGTTCTTCTTCTGAGGCGGCTTCGTTTTCAATTTCAAACTCTACCTTCTCTTCCTCTTTTTCGGCTTGAGGGCTTACCGTTGTCCAATCATCAGACATATAATTCTCCTTTTAACGTCAGATGCGATTACTGACGAATTACGCTTAATTGTTATAATACACTAACTAAGTAGGTTATACAATAGCTAGTGGGTTAATTTGATAGGTTAAAGGTTGGATCTAGTTCTTTTGGATCATTAATGACCATAGATATTTGATCATCAAACATCAAAAGCATTCTTACTCCCTTATAAAAAAACTTCTGTCCTGTATGTTTTCCATAACAGACATAATCTCCAACAGAACACCAAGGACCTTTTGGAAATTTCTTGTCATCTTCATAAGCTGTATCACCGATTGCTAGAACTTTGCCAACCGTTGTAAGGATGGAAATATCATTTACTGTAGAATCAGGTAGTAGAATACCACCTTTTGTTTGTTTCTTTACGGATACAGGTCTTACAAGAATATGATAACCTGGGATATGTGGAAGAACAGTTGGATCTGGTGCTTCATCTGCAGAGATCCATTGATCATTCAACATTGCTTTTTCCATTGCTACTGCTTGCATTTTTACTCCTCGTCATCTTCGTATATCATTTTGTTGACTATACTTTTAATTTCCACTAAGGCATACTCAAGTCCTTGAATACGCCCAACTAGATTTGTATAGCTATGATAATCCGAAGCACCGCCAGATGCAAGCGTTATTTTCACTGATTCAATTTCTTTTGCCAGTGTTTTGTAAATTTCTTCATAAATCATTAAATTAGTTTCTGGTAATCTGAACCATAAGGGTTACGTTCTATTACAGAGCCTCCACGTTTTCTTTCATTAGCTGGTGTAGGCATTTCCATTAACCCAGGCTCTGAGCGTTGAATAAAATCTGTAGTTGGTTTTACATATCCTATTTCTTCTAAATCTAAAATAGCTTGATTTCTAATATCCATCTGTGATTTAATATAATCTTCTATATTAAAATTATCAAAAAAACCATCATCAGCTAGTGTTTGCATTCCTTTAGCATCAATGAATATATCTTGATCTGTTTGGTTTGCCATACGAACAAGAGCAGCTCTGTCCTTTATAGGTTTGTCAACCTCAATCATTTTAGAATTTATTTTAGCAAGCTGTCTTTTTTCTAATTGAGTTAATCCATCTTCAATTTCATATGTTACGCTTATAACCCTATCACCTTCTCTTTTAATGTCTGGGTTTTTATTATAACCTGGACGATACTTTTTCTGAAGTTCTATATACTTTTTAACTTCTGCAGGACTAATATCTGCACCTGCTTTACGTATAGCTTTAATACTATCTAAAGAAACAAACGGAGACAAACCATTATCAAACTTATCTATATTAGGATTAAAACCTGCAAGTTCTGAATTTCGTTTTGGTCTTAATAATGCTGGTTGCTCAGAATAACCAGGCAAGTTAGCGGCAATGTCAGGCAAACCACCTTTACGAATATCTTCCATAGGTATTCCTTGAATGGTACGTTCTTCAAGAAACTCTCTTTGAAGTGTATTTTCTTCTAATGGAAGTTCTTTATCAAGTTTTTCTTTTATACCTTGTGGAATATCTAGAGCTTTTTTAGGAACCTTTTTAGGTTTAGTAGATCCCTTCATCGCTAATTTTAAAAGTTTACTTAATGCCATTATATTAACCTTTGATAGTCACCATAAGGGTTACGTTCTATGCGTCCACCTGATTTCTTTTGAACAATTTCTGATATGCGTGGTAGGTCTGCCAATCCTGCTTCAGCATTAATAGCCCTAACTTCTGCATCAGAAAGAACACGATTGACTTTCATTTCACCACCAATAATCCAATTACCTGTCATATTAGGATTTGTTTTATATCTGTAATGTCCACGTTTAGGAAGTTGGTCAGTAATGTGTGCAGTTTTTATATCAGGTGTACCATCTTTTTTAATCCTTGCACGTTCATTTGCTACAGCTTGCCAATTAACATCGGCTGGCATTTCTACTTCTGCCCATACCTGATTATCTTCACGAACATTAGGTTTAAACTTAGGGTCTTTAACACGTTTACCAGTAGCAGGGTCAATCTTACCACCAATATGTGTAGCCATAGGAAGATCACCAGCGTGCCATCCAGGTCTAAAAGCTAATGGACCAAGAGTAGACTTTACTTTACCTGCATCTGTTAATTCACCTGCAGTTGCTTCCAACCATTTACCAATTGGAACAGGTTCTTTTGCATTAACAAAAAGTGGATATAGTTCTCCGTCTTTACCAACTCTAAAAAGTTTAAATGCTTTTATAGTGTTTTGTGGTGGCTCATAATCATGAACTTTAACTTTTTGTGTATTTTCTAAAAGTTCATCAGAAACTTTTGCTGCGGCTACTTGCTTCTCATCCATATTTGAAAGAGAGGCTAAACCTTCACGTGCTTGATTAACTGTTTTAGGTGCAGCTTTTTTAGGGGCTTGTTTAGCAGAACCCTTAATTACTTCTTTAAGTATTTTACTGAGAGCCACTTTGTTTTGCTCCTTCCATTAATACCTTAGTAAGAACGTCAACCCCTTTCATAGCTTCTGTTTGATCAAGCTGCTCTTGCGTTTTAATCAAATCAGCAATAAGCTTGAGTGCTTCGATTGCACGTTTGTTATTACGATCAGCTTCTTTTTCGTCAGCCTTCAAGGTATTCTCTGCACCAATCTTATAGGCATCAAGAGAAAGCTTCTGTTCTTTAAGGTCAAGGTCACGTTGCTTGAGTGCGCCTTCGACAGCTTCTTTAGCAAGCTGTGCCTGTACTTTTTGCTGTTCAATGTCAAGACGTTGTGCTTCCATTTGAACCATTGCTTGCTCTGGTGTAGGACCAGCTTGAGCAGCGGCTTGGTTTGCTTGCATAACTTGCTGTGCAGCTTGAGCCATAACCATTTCAATAATCTGTGGGTTCTGAGCATTTGGATCACCCGCAGGTGCCTCTGCCATCATACCACGTGTTACGCCTTGTATTTGTTCTTGATACTTCATAATCATATGCTCTTGAATGTTTGCCTGAAGGACAGGAGCAATACGTTGCATCATTGGGTTTCCACCATTCATAGGATCTTGCATATACATAGTCTTGATCTGAATATGTGCATCATGATTTTGTCCAGCAAATGCTTTGATAGGCAATCCTTTAACTGCTGCTTCAATATCTGATACAGGATCAAGAGGTTGTGCTGCCAGTTTACTTGGAAGGATCTTATCAATATTAGGAATATTAGCCGCATGTAATAATGTACGGTTTAGTTCTTCCATGTTGTACATGCCCGGAGGAGCCGTTTGAGCCAACTGCATAGCCATCTGTGTCATCATAAGACGATGTGCGGATGACGGAATGTTTGGATCACTGACAGGAACAACGTCTACCCGCCCATCGAAGTCACGCCTAAAGACATTCTCTGTAATACCAGGTACATCATACGGATAACTGTTAGGCAAGAACTCATAGTTCAAACGAGCAAGAATTTTAAACTCGTCTTTCTGTGATTTATGCAGACGCTTATGAATAGCTGAAAAGAACTTGCTAGATGCTTCAAGCAATGCCATAGTCGTACCGACAGGACCATAGTTAGCCCCATCTGTAATGACTTGCTCAGTCGTATCTGCAAACTTCTGACCTGCCGCTGCAATAAACTGTAGCAACGTAAACAATGTACCTGAAGGTTCTTTATAAGGCAAAGGCACAATAGACTTGGTAAGATCCATGCCTGTTGCTTCTACTTCCTTAAATTCACCCGGAGCCACTGGATCATTGTCACCTACAATACGTACACCCTTGGCTTTAAATCCACCAGGCAAGTTAGCAAACTGTCCTGCGTCAATAAGGTTACGCAGTGCTGCAGTTGCAGACATAGTAAGGTTGCCAAGGAAATGGATAAGACCTAGACCATAAAAACCAAAGCCCGGAACAAACCGATAATGTGTAAAGAACATTTTCTTTTTCTTTGTTTTGTCATCTTCATTCCAGTTACGGCGAATAGACAAAACCATACGTGACTGTTCTTCTACAGTTACAATATACGGACAAGCATATCCATGATCTTCAATGTCCAGATAACAGTGCTGCTCAAGCAACACATACTGTGGATCGTCATCGCCTGAAGGTGACAAACCAAGAACTGTGTCCATCTTTTCAGTAAGAGCAGACTGTTCTGGTTGTTTCGCTTCCGGCAGATCTATTTCGGCATACATACCTGCTTCGATCTGACGATACAGTTCATGAGGACTGCGATAGATTACATGGGTATAGCGGTCCGCCCTGCGTAAGTCTGTGGCATAGTAGGACACGTAGAATTGATCTATGGGAACAAACTCACTAACAGGGCGTTCTTCTGCTGCGTCATAGTAAATTTTCTTAAACGCAGAACCTATGAGTGGAAGATGGAACAGCATCCTCTCAAATTCATCAAAGTATTCGGGCATTTGTTCAGTCAACTGATAGTTCATAAAGTTCTGAACACGTGATGCCTGACGTTGTTTTTCTTCTGTAGCATCGCCTAATACCTGTGTCTTGACAGGTCCAGCGGCTGGAAATAATTCTTGGGAAGCTCTTGACTGAAACTTTACTGCAGATTCAATAAGCAATGGATGCACTGCAGTTGCTGCACCTTCAAATGGTTCTGTAGTTTCGTCAAGCTTTAGACCAAGCAGATCAAAGCCACGCTCAAACATAGATTCCCATTCAGATCTGGAATCTCTATCTGCTTCAAACTTTTCACATACCTGATTACCAATGTCTAGTAGTTCGTCTTCGTCCAGAGTTTCAACTAGGTTTTCATAGAAGCCGCCTTTTTCCATTACGGCAATACCGTCTTCGTCAATCTCAACCTCTACAGATCCAAAGTCTACTTCGACTTCGCCTGTTTCTGGATCTATTTCAATACTTACATTGTCTGTGGGATCTCGTTCAACATCCAGTGCAATTACATTGCTCACTGGTGCATCAACCTCATAAGGGTTTCTTTCTGTTGCCATTATTTACGTGTCCTTGTAAATTAGTATTAATCAATTTTTATATTATACCCTTAAGCTCTCCAGTACGCAACCCTCTTTTTTGTTCTTGGCTCGTCTTCCCAATTAGGATCTTCAGGGTGGATAAGGTTCCAACTGTCCTTCATGTAATGAACAGCCATAGTCATACAGTCAACTTGGTCATCGTGTGCGCCATTAGGAAATGACATACACTCTTCAAACAAATCGTCTGCAAATTGTCTGTCCTTTGGTAGCCACACACGCCCTGATTCCATCATAGGCGTTGAAGCGTATACCCTCGCAACCTTGTCACGGTCAGGTAGATAATCCAGTACAGGTAGACCTGCCCTTCTCATATCCTGTATAAGGGATTGTCCTGAAGCTTTCTTTTCAATAATACAAACATCGGGTCTATACTCCTGATATAATTCTTGGGCAATCCTACGCAGTTCAGGATATTCAAACCTCCCCCGGATGTTACCCAGGAGAATTAGATTGGACGTAATATGCTCACCACCGTACTCGTCTTTTTCAAACTGACTAAAGATACCCCAAGTCTGGATAACGCTGTAGTCGGCAGTCCTGCGGGTACTAAAGGCCGTGTCATAGGTCTGGATAATAAAGTCACAGTTAGGTGGCTCGTCATCTTCCCACCATTCAATCCAACGCTTCTTGATAATACCACCGTCATCTGGGCTAGGATCTTGCATATACAAAGAGTTCCAGTACCTGGCACCGTTGGTTGCTCGTATTTCCTGTTCGTCAACCCTAAGAACTTCGTCAGGTTTCCACTCAGGGAAGTACGAAGTACCTTCTGGTAGTCCTAATAAGTCTGCAGCTTCTTCGTCAAGCCATGCAGGTATACTAATAACTTCCCATTTGTTTGTTGTTTCTTCTACCTTACTTTCTTGTTTCAATAACCAACCACAAAGATCGTCATAATGATACCTTGTATTGACAATAATAATAGAACCGTTAGGCATAATACGAGTACGTAAGCCTGCAGGATACCATTCCTTGATATACCTACGTCCTGCTTCGCTAAATGAATCCTCTTCAGACATTACGTCATCCAATAGGGCTACGTGTGCGCCACGTCCTGCTACTTGGCTACGTACACCTGCTGCATAATAGGAACCATTCTGGTTTGTTTTCCATTTACCTGCCGCCTTAACGTCACTACGTAGTGCTACACCTCTAAAAATCTTTTGAAACTTCTCAGTATTGACAATATCCCTGACAGTTCTACCAAAATCACTGGCAAGCTGGTCAGAGTGAGACACTGACATAATTTCATGGTGTGCAAAGTTACCAATGTACCATGCAGGAAACAATTTACTACAGATTACCGACTTAGATGAGCGAGGTGGTAGGAATACCATCAGTCGTTTGGTAGATCCGTCCACTACTCCCTGTAGCTTTTCACATAATAACTCAATATGCCTACCCATTTGGAAGTCTGAAACAATTGTGGGTGCAAATATCTTGACAAAGGTTAGGAAATCATCCTTGGCTTTGTAGTTATTGTAGTTATTAATCTTCTCTCGCAGGGTTAAGTAGGCTGACACACCCTGA